TTTAGAATGTTTTGGATTAGAATGCAATTTTAAATCTGCATCTTTGATATCATCAAAAAGTAGATCGCTATCATAATTTAAATTTAAATTTACAAATGGCAAATTTTTAAAATTATTTTTATTAAAAAAATTTATACCTTGTGAAAACTCAAAAAAAGAATTTATCTCAGGATTATAATGGTTTTTTAATTTTTTACCTATATCTGTAGTAACAAAATATTGTGAATAAATTTTTCCATAATCACCATTCATTATCTGCGAACAAATATGTGCTTTATAAAAACCTAGATTATTATGTAAAATAATATTCCATACCATTTTTTCTTCTAATATAGTGCCAGGATATTTTATATTACCATCTTTATTGCTTAACCAAGCTGTGTAAATATTTTCTCCTATACTAAAATTGTCAATTAAAATATCTTTAATTTTAATTTTTTGAGATGCAGTAATTGAAATTTTTTGCCATCCCTCTAACATTTCAAAAGAATTTTTGTAAATAAAATTTTTACTTACTTCATGATTTGTTTGAACAATATCTAACACAATATCCAAATTGGTTATAATTTTGCACAGCGACATTTTACAATCCTAATATACTTTGACTACGATCAATCCACTCTAACATTAAATCACTTTCAGCAAAATGATCAATTCCATTGAGTACAGCATCTAAGCAATGCGGCAATCGTCCTGTATCTTTTAGTTCATAGAGGCTACTATATAAACGTGGTTCGTCTTGTGTTTTATAAACTGCCGCACGTAACCATCCATTTTGTTTATCTAATTGAAAATGTGCAGCACGACAATCAAATCCTGCACTTGCAAGCTGTACAATTAAACTACTCATTGTATATACATGATACATTCCGCTTGACATATTTATATTAACAGTATTATGTCCGATATGTTCATGTATGTAAAGAGAATATGGTATTTCTACAATCAATAAACCATCTAATCGCAGCAGTTTATGCCAATGAAATAGGGTACCAACAGGATTCATCGAATGATGAAGTGCATTATGACACCATATAAGGTCTTGTGATGGCAAATCAATATTAGAAAAATCTTCAAAACGCCATTGCATTTTGCCAGCAGTTTTAATTTCTAAACTAGGCGCAACTTCAACTGCAGTAACATTAAAATTATAGCTACGTCCATCTGGTCTTTTTAAAGTTGCCCACCACACTGCGTCTAGCCCAATGCCAGCGCCCATAACAGAAATATTTTCGATACCCATTAGATAATCATCTAGTAAGGATAGGTATTCAAGAGTTTTAAGACTGTGTTGATGGCTTTCTAGTGGTGTCATTATATTTCCATTAAATATTGATATACATTATATATTAGGATATTATAACTTTATGAAATTATTAATTACAGGCGGCAGCGGTTACATTGGAAGTTATCTTGCAAAGTATTATAGGGAATATGGTCATCATGTTCTTGCACCGAGCAGCAGCGAACTTGATTTAACAGATTTATCTGCTACAACAAATTATATGACAGCGCATCCTGTTGATTGTATCATTAACGCCGCATTTTATGGTCGTGAAATGATTCACAATCCCGATGAAAATTTTTATATCAAAAACTTTGCCATGTTTGGTAATTTGTTAAATCAAAATCGTTATTACAAAAATTTTGTTCATCTTGGCAGCGGCTATGAATATGATAACGAACGCAATATTGATTATGCTGATGAAGATGATATATTATATGTTGAACCAAAACAACCATATGCTTCACTAAAACATAAACAGACAATGCATTTGCTCGAACGAGATAACTGCTATAATATACGACTATTTGGCTTGGCACACTATACTGAACCAAGTAATAGATTTTTTAAAAGATTAATGAACGAAGATAAGTTAATAATTAGCGAAGATCGCAAACATGATTTCTTTAATTTAGAAGATGTTCCAACAGTTATTGATTTAGTTCTGAACAATCAAATGCGACACAAAGCAATTAATTGTGTATATGAAACAAAATACACATTAAGTCAGCAAGCAAAAATATTCTGTGATATTAAAGGATTGGATTACAGTAAAATTATTGTAGAAAACACAAGTAACAGAGGTTATACTGGCAGTAATTTAAAAATTAAAGAGTACAACCTACCATTACTTGGTTTAGAATTAGCTATGTTAGGGTATTAATTTTTTTAACATTGCGCTGTAATCAGCTAACACACTCTTTGCACTATAGGCTTCATATAGCGGCTCAAGCGGTGCAGTTCCTTGCGCAATAATTTCTTTGATACTTTTATCTTCAATGAAAATACTTGGTTCTAAATTCCAAAAATTGCGGAACTGATGGCTTTTTGTCATTGCAATTGGGCGTCTTGCAGCAAGTGCATAATCAGGACTACTAGCAATACCAGCGCCATCAAGATAATCATAGAAATAACAGTTAATAGTATTATGTGCAAGCAACTCAACTATTTCATCAGTTTCTAACAAATCATGAGTAGCTACTACTTCAATGCCAGGTTTTGTAATAATGCTTTTAACTTCTTGCACACGAGCATTTGCATTACTGCCAGCAAAGCCATGAATTAAATCTTCATAGTATCCAAATGGGATGTGAAGGCGTAAAATTGCTTCATCAAATTCTTCTTGTACTTGACGAGCAAGACGAGCAATTCCTTTATGTGGCGGACCAAATCCTTGAAAACCAATAATAGGTTTATCACCATCCTGATAAACATGTGTTGTAGTAGGTGGCAGCAGACGATTAGTAATAAAAACTCGATCATTGCCTACTACGCTTGGGTCATCTGCAAGCAAGTACTGCCAACCACCATGATTGTGTGGATCAAATTCATCTGCTAGCTTTTGATACATATCATGCATTATGCGAACTTGTGGTACAGTAATTTGACTGCGAGGATGTGGTTGATCCATCCAAGGAGTTGTGCCAGGTGCATAATTATAAATGATTGTTTGTGGTTGCCATGAGTTATAAGCAGCCATTACATCATTCCATCCATCAGTATAAAGCACTTGAAACTCATAATCAGGATGTGTAATAAGTGTATTGCCGATAAGATTTCCAATAAGTCCGATACCACACGCAGCCTTATGCCCAAGGGTTTGTGTTACAAATAATACTCTAGGTTTCATTGTTGTGCTGCCTTTACTTGTTCTTCAATCCAATGATATGTTTTTTCTATGTCGCTACGCAAATCTTGAGTAGGCACCCAATTTAGTTTTTCCCTAATAAGATCATTGTTGCTATTGCGCCCACGAACGCCTTGTGGTCCAATAATATGATTAATTTTAATATTTTTGCCAGCAATCTCGCAAACCATTGCTACTAAATCATTAATAGAAATAAGATAATCACTACCAATATTGATTGGTCCAGTAAAATCACTTTCCATAAGACGCATAACGCCTTCTACGCAATCATCAATGTGCAGAAATGAACGTGTTTGCAATCCATCACCCCAAATCTCAATCGTATCACCATCTTTAGCCATTGCTACTTTGCGGCAGATAGCTGCTGGTGCCTTTTCTTTGCCACCAGTCCATGTGCCAAACTCACCAAAGATATTATGGAAACGTGCAACACGGTTGCGCATACCATATTGTTTATTATACGCCATATAAAGACGCTCACTAAACAATTTCTCCCACCCATATTCGCTATCGGGGAAAGCTGGATATGCAGTTTCTTCACGGCAGTCTGGATTTTCTCTATCCATTTGATTGTGTTCGTTATAAACGCAAGCACTGCTGCTAAAAAATGCTTGCTCAATACCTTGCTCACGACAAGAATCTAGCACATTAAGATTAATCTTTGCGCTATTATTCATGACATCAGCATCATGTTCGCCAGTGTTTATATAACCAGCACCGCCCATATCAGCGGCAAGCTGAAATACACGATCTACTTTTTGGTCAATAATAAAATTAACTACTTGAGGATTGCGACAATCACCAATGAAAAATTCATCACATGCGCTTGGTTCAAATTCAGGCTGTTTAAGATCAACTCCACGAACCCAATAACCATCATGCTTTAATCTTTTTGCAATGTGACTTCCGATAAATCCACCTGCGCCAATAACAATAGCAGTTTTACTCATAATATCTATCTAATACCTTTTCAAAATCGTTTATATAATTTTCGTTACTGTATAATTCTCGAAATTCGTTTGTAGGTTCTAGCCCACGAGCAATAGTATCCATAATACTATTGTTTTCAGCTAATAGTTCTGATTTCCAATTCATGTGGCGATACATGTTGCTATCACTTAACAACATAGGTTTCATTGCAGTAAGCCCACTATCAACGCAACTAGAAATTCCACGACCAGGCTGTGTAGCATATAAGAACATATTGAGATCGTTATTATTTAAAAATTTAGCTAAACTATAACGGTCAGGTATAAAATCATGTGTGATATTTACTTGCACGTTTGGTTTAGCAATAGAACGACATGTGTCTGCTATTTGCTTTGCCAATCCACCAGTCATATCTACGTATGCCCCATAAGAAATATTAATGTTTATTTCTACAGGAGTATCAAACTGTTCATTGACTAATTCAACAATGCGTGGAAAATTTTTGCTATGCTGACCAAATCCAAATGAACCAATTTTTAAAATTTCGCCAGGCGGATTATACTTTATATCATCGTAAAATATAAGTGGTCTGCCAACAGAACTATGCGTTTCAGTTGCTTGGAAAGTTGGGTCGCATACAAAATGGTGTTGAACATGAGGGAAAATATTATAATTATCATGACCTGTAATTACAAATTGAGGAATTTCTGTGCTACTTAATATATATTCACTAAGCCATGGCATAGTAGATGGATGATGATTCCAAATAATTCCGTCTATGATTGATTCATCATAATAGTTTAAAAAACCATTTTGATGATCTACTTCAACCAATTCAAACTTATACTTTTTGCTTTGTTTTAGAATATTAAATGAAAACAAACCATAGGTATGAATCCCACAGTTTGTTTCACTATTCATTACAATTGCAATTTTACGCATATTTAAAACCGCTTACTTGCTTATTATTTTTTATATCATCTATCGCAGTTTCAATAATTCTTACTGCAGGACTTGCAAAAGTTGTAGAACTATGACGAAAATCAGCTTTAATGTCTAAGCCATATGGCAATGTATCTTCTGCTTTATGACTAAAATTTACAAATATCTTATTTGCATCAAGCAAATTATCTTTTGTATTTGCATATGTAAATGGTCCGCTATTTTTACCAATAATAAGATTAACTTTAGTTGAAAGATAAGAAATATCACATAAATCACATTGGTCACTAAAAATATCACTTGTAAATAGGATATTATTAAGGTTAGTTTCAAATTTTTCAGTAGCTACGAATGTGTCTTTACTATGATTTGCTGCAATATGCTCAATGATTTTTTGCATATTATTTATACTGCTTTGCTTGCTTGCAACTTCGCTATTACAAAACAAATAAGTGTTGTTCGCAAACTTGGTATTATTATCTACTGTAGCACGATTAAACACACTATAATCAATTTGTGGAACATAATCCCATACATTATCACTTAGCTTTAAATCGATACCAAACTGCTGACGTATATTGTTATAACATTCGCCAATAATACGTTGATGACTAATATAAGAAGGGTGAGTATTAGCCCACAATCCCATATAACTTCCAACCCAAGTATTGATAAGAATAGTGTCATCGTCACTACCAAAACGATTCCATTGATTAATACCATCAAGAACTGCCGTATTATTTTCATCATCAAGCGTCTCAACAAGATCAATGATTGCACGTGGGTTTTTCTTATGTGCATAATAAAAAGTAGATTGCGGCAATTGACGTTTAATATCAGCAACCCATCCTCGTGTGGAGAATAGGTCGCCATAATGCCAATGATTAAAGAATACTATGTTTTCCATAGATTATCCAATAACTTGAAATGTTGGGCAAGGAACTACTAACTTACCGCCCTTTGCGATAAAGTCACCTTCACGTTTTACGAACTCATCAATAAAGTGCCAAGGAAGAACAAGTAGATAATCTGGGTTTGCTGCTCTCATTTCTTCTTCGCTGCAAATTGGAATATTAGTTCCAACTGTCTGCAGACCAAACTTATATGGACTACGTTCAGCAATAGCAGTTAGCAAATCTGGTGTAATACCAAACAATTGTAGCAGAGTATTGCCCTTAGTTGATGCACCATAACCATATACCTTCTTGCCTTCCGCCTTTGCCCGATGCAAGAAATCAAGAACTTGCGCTTTCAATGACCAGATATTGTCACCAAATGCCTTCCAATGTGCTTCGTCAGTGATATCCCAAGCCTGTGCTTCATAGGCAAGAGTAGAGTTAATACGGAACTCACAGACATCACGAACTTGCTGTGTAGCAAAAATCTTGATATCACTATCAGCTTTTTGGAATGTAACACGGAATGAGCCGCCATTGGTGTCATTCAATGAACAATCACGTAGCACAAAACCTTCACCCTCAAACAACTTCTTGATGCTACGAAGATCATAGTAATAAACATGTTCATGACAGATATTATCAAATGCCAACTGCTTTAACATAAGTGGAGTATAACTCATTTGAAGAACAAATACGCCATCATCGGCAAGAATAGAATGCGCATCACGAATGAACGGACGTGGATCATTCAAGTCATAGAACATAGCAATACAAGTAATAACCTTTACCTTTTCATTGCCATAGCCAAGGCTATCATATGCTTCACGACTAAAGAAATCTTGCTTAACTTCTGCAACCTTGCTGCTTTCTTCATAATATGAATCATCAGCAGGATCAATGCCTAACTTAATCATGTTATCAGGAACCTGACGTAGCAGTGTGCCATCATTACAAGCAATATCAAGCCAAATATCGCCGTTTTTAATCTTTACTCGACTTGTAATTTCACTTACGATTTCGCCTAATTGCTTTGTCATGCTTGTGTTGATACCACTACGATACCAATACTGTCCATACATCTTGTCAAGTGGCGCAACACCATCAAGACGAGCCGCACCAATGGTTTCGTCAAGATACAAATCAAGACTCCATGGTTTTGTTTCACGCATTTCTGCGCCTGGTTTCATAAAATCACTTACATAGTGATCGCCTAATTCTAGTATCTTTTTCATTGATTATTCCTCATGTATAACTTTTTGCTTCGACGATAGTGCTATTGCACTTTTTGTTGATGGTTTGTTTAATTTGCGCACGACGAGTATTTGCCGCATAGGTAGAACTTGCAATATGAACAAAGTCGGTATCATATGGTTTTTTGTCTGTGGTAGAACCATATGTTCTTGCAAGGTCTTCATTGCGCCAAATAATTTTATTCACTTCTAACAATTCTGTAATTTCTTTCTTTAAATCAATATCTTCGAACTTTCCAGTAAGTGCGGTTAATTCGTTTAATTCACGTTTGATATGATTTAGTTTATCAAAATCTGTTATTTCTTGCAATTTAATTTGCAAAATTGTAATTTTATCATACAATTCTCCAACACCAATTGGCGCAAGAATCATTGTCATGCGTATGCCTTTGCAAGTTTAAAATCGTTTTCACACATATCATTTACAAGGTCTTGTAATGTATATTGTGGTTGCCAACCAAGAACTTCACGTACTTTTGTTGCATCGCCTTGAATATTGACAACATCGACTGGACGATAAAATTCAGGATTCACACGAATCATAACATCGCCTGTTACACTATTGCGAGCAACTTCATCAATGCCGTTGCCTTCCCATAGTAGCTTAATACCAAAATATTCAGCGGTTGAATTACAAAAATCACGGATGCTGCTTTGAACACCTGTTGCTACAACATAATCATCTGGTGTATCATGCTGTAACATCATCCACATTGCACGAACATAGTCTTTGGCATGTCCCCAATCACGAAGCGAGTCCATGTTGCCAAGTTCTAGAACCTTCTGTTTGCCCAATACCATGTTGGCAAATGCCTTAGTAATTTTACGAGTAACAAACAGTTCGCCACGACGAGGCGACTCATGATTGAATAGTAAGCCATTGCAACCAAAAATCTTATAACTTTCACGATAATTTACTGTAATCCAATAAGCATAAAGCTTGGCAGCACTATAAGGTGAGCCAGGATAAAATGGAGTATCTTCCTTCTGTGGATTAAACTTTTGAATACCAAACATTTCGCTCGTAGATGCTTGGTAAAACTTAGTCTTGTTTGTTAGTTTAAGACTACGAATACTATCTAAAATACGTAGCGGTCCTAGTGCATTTGTATCACCAGTAAGTTCTGGCATATCAAATGATACCTTAACATGACTTTGTGCAGCAAGATTGTAAATTTCATCTGGCTCTACTTTGTCAATAAGGTTACGGATGCTATTTGAATCACTTAAGTCACCATTATGAAACTTAACTTGATCTTTTACATCTTGAATATTTGGGTGGTCAAAGTTTGCGCTACGACGAATAAGACCATGAACTTCATAACCTTTGCTTAGTAGCAGTTCTGCTAGATAACTGCCGTCTTGACCGGCAATGCCTGTAATAAGTGCTTTCTTCATTTTATCCTCGTTGATATCTTGTATATATTATTGATTATATGCGTAGTTAAATTTTATCCGATAGTAAAATCTTCCATGCCAGCAGTTTTCAGTTTGACCATGTGACCAAGCATAAAATTCTTGCTTTCAAGTGCTTTCATGATTCCTAACCATCGATTGCGTAGTAGTGCAACTTCGTTAATGATGGTTTCAAAGTCAATGACTTCTTCTTCGCCATCAACATACTTTTCAGCATCACGTGCTGTAAGCGCACGAGCATAGTGTTCTAAGTATTTTTGAAAATGTTTGCGACGAATTTTTCGTAATTGTATGTTAAGATGATTAAGAATAGCTTCAATTTCTTGCAGTTGGTTAAAACGATGCTCAGTTATGCCAGGCAAACCGCTAAGATTTTTTTCAACATTTCCATAAATGCCAATATCACGTTTGGCATTTTCTAATTCAACCTCATAATAGCTTATGAAGTTGGGAATATTTGATAAATCTTGTGTAACTTTTGAATACCAACTACTCATATACTGCTATCTTTCATTTCACATCTTTGAATAATATGTGATAATTTTATTTTATTATAGTCAATGCCAATCATATCTAACATAATACTTGCTAATTTACACTGATACATAATGTTTGGCACGGTATTACTGTTAGAAAAATCATGCTGTTTATAATGCTCGCTACTCTTATAATCTTCATATATTATAAATGTTTTATTCAAAGATGTCAAATCAAAAGCATCAATTAAATTCCAATTTATTGAATATCCTTGTATAATTTTCAATACAATGTTGCGACTTTTGCAAAACGTGTCTAACATAATTAATTGATTTTGTAGCGTCCAAATTTCATATCTTTCACTATAAAGCCATTCGTAATAATACTTTTTGCTAATATGATCGTCACTTGAACTACTTGGCCATATATTGTTCCATGTAAAATTTCTAATTTTATCAGGAAGGACCAATTCATTAATCTGATCTGTGCTTTCTATAGCCACATCTAATTTACCAGTGCTTGTTAGTTGGCATATTACATGAGTAGGGTTGTGTTTGATAATACCATCAATAAGTTGATTAATGATTGTTTGATTGCTAATTGCAGGCCCACTTGCATCAATTAATTTGATACCAATTGCACGAGCAATATGTGACCATGTTTTACGTTCGCCAGCAAATGTTATTCCACAACCACTAATTAATAATTTGTTTGACATGAACGTTTTCTTTAGAAAAATGATCTACAGCATTATCAAGATTTTCAGGACAAATACTGCATATTGATTCTGGTACATTTATAAAATCTGTTATTAAATGCAAATCATCAACCGAACTAACTGGATTATAATTATACAAATTTTTATAAGCAACTTCAAGTAAATTTGCAATAGCTGCACATTTATATAATGAATTACGATATAATATGGGAGTATCGGGACTGCCACATATAGAATGTGCTTTTGTTGGATCACTGCTATATGGTATAGGTTTGTTGTTTTCGATATTATATGGCATTACAAAATTTTTAAAACGACTCATATAAATTTTAACATCCTCGCTTACAAATTGTAAAAACTTATGAGATTTTTTATCTGCAAATTTTTGAGTAAGCCAATTGGATTTAATTTTTAAAATTTTTGCTATTTTATCAGTAATAACTTTTTTATGGTCATTGCGATGTAGGCTAACTTGTATTTCTAACTTGCCAAAATTAAACCAAACATGTGGTTCATATCTATCTAACAAATAACCATTAGTAATTAATCTTATAGTACTGCGTGACCAAGATTCTCTTACTACTTGAAGAATTGATAGTAACTTTGGATGTAAAAGCGGTTCGCCGCCAAATATTGAAATAATATCAGGTTCAATATGCTGTGACCAATACAATATAGATTTTTTTAATTCTTCAAAATTTTCAACACCATTTCTTGGAAAATCACTTAGACTGATGCATCCTTTGCACGAAACATTACATGAGTATGCTACCATAATGTCTAAACGATTGATATTCTTTTTCATATTTTGTTAGCAATTCTCTATCGATGTCTATCTTTAATTTATCTTTTATTTTTTTAACTATAGAATCAATATCTTCTATTAATTCTCTAAATTCTATCACAACATCATAACAACAGTCTGGTTCTTCGTGTGGAAAATTTTCAAGTAATTCAGCGATCCATTTTTGTTTATTTTCTTTTGTAGGCTCAATACCTTCTGACACAAGTAAAATATCAAAATTATCCATACTTAAATTAATTTTTTTTAATAATTCTTTGTTATTTTCAAATTGAAGTTTAATATATCCACTCCATTCCCTAATACCAAATTGTTTTGAATTTAAAACTTTTTCCTCAATACATCGTACAACATATAAGTGATATTGCATTTGAGTAGGATATTGTATTCTAATAGATTTACAATCGCCTAATAAACTTTGGGCTAATAAAGTTTTTTGATGATTTGGTACTATAATATGTTTTTCATCAAGAGGTGGTATTGTTTTAATTTTTGGATTAATTTTTAAAAATTCTTGACCAAAAACATCTAAAACTTTAGTTCTTTTGTTTAAGGTTTTTCTTTTTAATTCATGGCATTGTGGCGATTTGCTTAATGCATAAGAAAAATATTCTCCGCCACAGCCATGATCATAATCAACAAGTATAAATGACATTACTCGTCATCGTCATCTTCATATAATTCTTCTACATCAAGATGTTCAGCAATTGCTGCTCTCATGGCACTATCAACGGCTAGTTCTTGTAAATCGTTGTCTGTAATGCCTAAATCAACCAATTCATTAACAACATGGTCTGCTGCAATTTGGCGATCTTTTGCTGAAATGTATTCTTTAACTGTTTGCCAGAATACTACAAGTAATTCGCTTGTATCACTCATCTTCTACTTCTTCCTTCTTAGTAACAGTAGTATGTTTGCCATACTCATTCATAATTATATCCAACTGTTCATCAGTCCAATTTTTACGGAAAGCCTTTGTAATTTCGCCAGTCATAGGACTTGTATATTGCAACATATTACCAGCTTTTACAAGAATACCTTCGTCTTCAAACATTTCGATGAGACCACTATATGGACTCATGCCAGTCGTATATGGAATTTTTACCTGAACACTTTCAAATGGTTTAGCATAACGTGTCTTCATAATCTTACACGCAGCACGAATACCATTTACTTCCGAGGTCTTGTTACCGTCTTCGTCTTCCTTCAACTTCAACTTACGCATGGCAACAACGATAGAACTTGCATAGATAAAGCCTTGACCACCGCTGATTTTGTCATCTGGATCAAACATGTCTTGTGAAGCATAAGTGTGGTTAGTTGCAACCATACCGATATTGTAACTGCCGAACATATTTACGCAGTTACGGACAAGTGCTGTCAGTGCCTTTGGCTTACGTCCCATATCACCTTTTAAATCGCCTGCTTCAAACTGGTTAATATCAGTTGGAGTAAGCAACATGCCAAGTGAGTCTAGCACAAACAATACTTTTGGTCGCTCGCCTTCTGGCAATGCTTTGTAAGTATCCATAAAGTTAGTGATAGTCTTGGCAACATCATCAATCATTGCCATATTAAGTTTAAGAAGTTTTTCTTCACTGGTATCTACACCAAGTGCTTTCAACCAATCTTCATCAAGTGCATTTTCAGTATCAATAAGAATTACATAAATTCCCTGTTCCTGTGCATTCTTTACAATATTGCCACTGCAAATATAACTTTTACCAGCGCCACTTTCGCCAGCAAATACCGTTACCTTGCCAAGTGGAATGCCCTTGTTAAAGTCACCACTAATACGGTAGTTAAGAGTATAATTTCCTGTTGATACCCAATCTGTTGGGTCATTGTATCCGACACTCATGCCAGGAATTGCTTTAGTTAAGTCTTTACGAAATTTTGATATGTCAAACGGTTTAGCCATGTTTATACCTTTCAATCTTTATACTATGCAAATATTGATTATTTTTCAATTTATTTTTTACTGCATCGGTGTCTTCAATATAACCAAGTTTAATTGAACCTATTCCCAATGTTTTATCCTCTAAATTAATGTTGTTCATTTTACAAAAATCAATAAAATTTTCTGATAAACCTTTGTTTTCATCAAGATGCAAAAAACATTCTCCACTATAAAAATGCAAATTTTTTAAATTTTTATAATCAAGTGGTAAATTTTCTTCGTAAATTTCAATTAGAGTTTTTCCTAATTCTACATAAGAAAGATACAATCCATTTGTTTCGCGATCGTGAGAAAAATAAGAATAATCTTCTAATTCCAAAGGAATCCTTCTATATTGATTTTTATGAAACGCAATTTTAAAAATACTTTCAACAAAATTGATTTTGTCTTCGCCGGTTTCTAAAGCATGAACAAAAAAATTTAAATCACGAATGGCTTGTTTTACATGTGCTGGTGCAACTTGAAATAATTTAGTTTGATCTCCATAATTTCCAGATAATGATTCAAATTTTAAATGCAGATAATTGAAAAATTCTTGATCAAACCAATCAATTTCTTTTGGAATATCAATAAAATTTCTTTTATAAATTTT